TTACCATCACACGCGGAATCGACGGGTCTACATCATTGTTATCCATGATGTATTTGGCTTCGCGCAGCTTGCCAATCGTCATCCCTTCGTTGGAACCTGAGAGGTTGACCGCTACTTTCTGTCCTGCGGGCAGCGCGGTGGTGGTCCCTCCGGTTTCGCCAGTTTTCGCATCCCCTGTGGCTGCTGTTATAATTACATCATCCATGCTGCGACCAATCGCAAAAGCCTGGGCCTGTGCGTAGGAAGACGTTGGGTCTACGATCATCCGTAGCTTGTCCTGGTCATCAATCAGATCGGCGACTTCGTAGTCGGCGAGGGTGACCATTCGGCGGCTGTGGGGGGTATCGTTCAGTAAGGTGTCAGCAGCTCTGGTGGTTCGCACGCTGGCGGACTGGCTACCAATCTGGTCAAAGAAGGCTTGTTTGCCGCGAACGGCTTCAACACGCACTAGACCGCGCAGGCGTGAGCCTTTCTGCTGGCTCAAGTGCTGTAAGTTGGCGCTGTACTGTTGTACGAACGCCGTCGTGATTTGCGAAGACATTAGTCTCTCCAAATTTAAGCGGCCATGCTCAAATTCAGAGTTGTCTTCGCTAGGAAGGCTCTAGGTAGGGTGCGAAATACGGGTCATGACAGATTGTCCGAACCGCAGCCCGCATGGCGGATAGTGCCTAGCGTTTACGCATAGGCGGTGGTTTCTGTCCGGTCTGTGCCGGTTCTAAATCTGATATAACCCACAGATAATAGGTGGTTGCAAGTGGGATCGGATCACTGACATCGACCTGTGTCCCATTTTCTACTGCGAGCCGCAGGCACTCCATGCGCAGCTCACGCTTCTCTTCTAAGGTCATGTTAGCAGTTCTCGCAAGCGCAGGGCCTCCTGAACATACCTGTCGTGGTCGCGGTGCATCCCGTCCCAGTAGGGCGAATCTGAGGCCATCAGTTCACTGAGGCGACCTTCAATATCCACACGGCCACCGTTGCCGCTGGTGCCGACATCGTTTTGCAGCAAGCCATCTTCTGCCATCAACTGGCCGACCTTGTTCATCATCTTGACCAGGCCGGGATGGTTGCCAATGCCTGTCTCTTCCACCAGCTTCAGGGTTTCGGCATCCGCTAGCTGTAGGAACGCACGACGGGCTACATCGGTGTTGGCGGCATAGTCTCGCCCCCATTCCTTTTGCAATTCCTGAACGTAGTTCTGTTGCTGGTACTGCCAGGCGTCCCTGTCTGCAGCGGTGTTGGATTCCTGGTTCTTGGTGTACCAGTCATAGAGTTGACGGGCCTGCACCTTGGAGAGCCCCAGCTTGTGAGCCTCCTGCAGATACTGGCTGGTTACCTCATCCTGGGCATTGATTTCATAGCCACTGACTTCATTGGGGCGGCCCAGGCGCTCATACACCTCAGACCAGCCGGTGTCATCTGGACTGGAGGGCAGACGCACTAACTGATCCGGGGGAACGCCCAGGCGCTTAACTAGATGTACATAACTCTTCGCTAGCTTGCCGACATCATCAAAACTGCGCAGGCTGGGTTCATTTGCCAAATCTTCGGGCAGGCTGGTTGGATCGAACGCCAGGCTGTTGACGCTGGAGCCTTCGGGCGCTAGCCCTGCTTGGCTAGGTTCTATTGGTGCTTCAGATGGCTGCGACGCTGTCGCCTCTTGGGTCGTAGTCTCCATAAGGACTGTCTAAAAGGTTGGTAAGACGCTCCAGGTCGGTATTCAGGTAGCGTAGCAGGTCTACCACTACACTGCGCCGCCCGTCGTTGTAGGCGGTGGAATACGCATCCCCTGGAACATGACAGGGATCAAAAATCCCATGCCGTTGGCATAGATCCGCAAGCACGCGTTCCCCATGAACGCTTTGAAAGACCGTGCGGTAGTCCGCTAGACGCCGCTTTTCCTTTTCGCTTAGTCTCATTGTCGCTGTGCCCGTGCTTCGTTCAGATAGGCCACCGACTCATTGCGGCGGCTCTGGCTGATGAGGTTTTGTTGTTCGGCAATCGCGTTGGCTTGTACCAACTCCTGCTGTTGGGCCTGTTGCTCTGCTGCCGCACGTTGTTCAGCTTCCAACTCTTCGCCAGACTTGAATACACTGGGGCTGACCTTCAGTATCTCTGCCGCCAACTCCGCTACCCGCCCTGTCTGGAAACGCTGAATGACTGTGGGGTCCAGTTGCGCAAAAGGCACCAGGAACTGAATCAACTGACTGATGGAAGCCAACTCGCCTGAGCGCATCGCAATCGCCACCGGGTTGCTGTAGGCCACCTTGAAGTCGGCATCGAGCAGCACCTGTGGTGGCGGTGGAAGCATCCCAGAGCGCAGCATCACCGATAGGGTGCGGATCACCAAGGGCCCTAGCATTTCTGCCTCCTGACGCGCCACAATCGGGCCTAGAATCGAAAGCCTATCTCGCTGCCTTGCCGCAATCTCTGTGGCGCTGAAGCGCAGTACATCCCCATCGGCTGCCGTGGGGCCTGGTAATTCTAGTAAATCTAAAAAGAAGGTGCGGTCAATCGCAGCGCGTACCTGCCCAATCTTCGCTTCATTGAGGTCTACCCGCCCGCCGGTCTGTAAAGGCGCAATCCGGTCCTGTGGCCCCAAGCCTGCGCGGTAGTAGTTCAAACTTCCTGGCGATGTCCTTACGGGTGCCAAAAATCCATCGTCCGGCACAAGCAGCGGTGGCGAAACCAGCAACTGTAGGGCAATCAGGCCGACTCGCTCCATCTCGTTAATCATTCGCACATCAGGCAGCGCTTCTACGCCGGGGCCTCGCCCATAGACTTCCATACTGTTTTTTTGCCAGCGGCTGACGATGTAGGGCATCTCTTCAAAGCCGCCCTCCTGCACCACCTTGCGGCTCTCCGGGTGGATGTAGATCGACAGGAAGGGCTTCTGCTTGGAAGTTTTGCCGGGTGCGTTCACACGCGGGCGAACCACATGCAACAACTCAAAGCGCTGGAACGGTTCCTTGTCGGCAGCCTTGATGATCTCATCGGGGAGCTTGTTGCCAAACTGGCGGTAGAGGCTTCTGGCAGTGTCATCGAAGCGCCGGTAAACGCTGTCCACCATGCCTGTCTTGTTTTCTGCGATGTAGGTGTGCCCCAGAAAGTAAGACTTGAACACAGGCCCCATGCCCGGTTCCTGCGTCACATACATGCAGCCCGTCCCAAAGGCCAACAGGTCCAGGTAGAACTCATGGGCGCTTTGGTGAAAGCCACTGCGGGGAGCATTGAAGATTCCGTTGCAACGGCGGGTAGCGTCTTCCAGCCAGAGCTGTACCTGCCGGTTTTTCATTAAGTCGCGGTCTTCGGTTTCCAATGCAAACCAGGGGACGGTAGAACTGGTCAGCGTGTTGTGCAACCCGGAGGCTGCGCGGACCAAGGCCCGGACGGCAGAGCTTTCGTAGATCCGGTCACGCCGCTGCTCCCCAGGAGCGCGGTAGCGGTTGGTGAAGTCAGCACGCCTTGGGATCATCAGCTCGGCAATGTCCTGCCACATGTTTTCCCAGTTGCCGCGCTCTCCCTTGAGCGCTTCGTATTCCTGCACCAAAGTGTTGGCTAGTTCGCTCATACGGCATACCTGCGGCGGCTGGTTGTGTCTCCTGCACCGCCTAGAATAGTCTTTTCACGGCCATAGCGGTTGGTCAGCAGGCGGCGGATGCGGCGTAGGCGCTCCTCTTCGGACATCTGGGAACCTTTAGCCGTCCCTGTTTCTATGTCACTGTAGACCTTGTCATCGCCTAGATTCGGGGCGTTGGCGTCCAAAGCGGGGTCAGTACCACCTCCTTCTGTGCCCTGTGTTTCGCCGGGCTGAAACGGATCAATGATATTGTTCCAAAGTAATTCAGAAGCGTCTTTGGCCTCTTCCGTTAAATACATTGACAAGTTGCTGGCAGGTTTCAATACAGCATTTTCTGCAATCTCCACTACCATCTTCGGTGTTTCTGTCACCGTGGTTACTGCTTGATTAACCACATCTTCTGCCACCTTACCAGCATCAATCTGATTGATTTTTTCGGGAACCTTGGTTGCTGTAATGATCGTGTTTGCTGTGGCATCAGCGATTGCTGAAACAGCAGGTTCTGCGTCACCTATGACCTGTTCGGGAGTTTTTACTGCCTGAGTGACAACATTGGTTGTGGTATCCACTGGATCAATCTTTGTGATTTGCTCTACTGCCTGGACAGGAACCTTGGCAACATCCACTACGGATTCAACCACAGGGGTGACTGCCTGGACTGCTGTCTGGGCTACCTGCTCTACTGCTTTGACTGCAGGTGCTGTTACTGTTTCTACGGCTTGTTGTACTGGGGCCAGATTCGGTGTGGGGATGTTGATGTTGATTGGAGGAGCAGAATAACTCGGAGCACCTTTGCCACCACCATTTGTTCCCGATAGATTGATCGGACCTCCGAATAATGGCTTGGACTTTGTCAGAGTATCCGTGTTCTGGTCGATGACGTTCCTAGTCTGATCGATGATCTGCTGTCCAGCTTTCTGTAAGTCCTTCGTGTTTTTGTCTACAAACTTTTTAACGCCACCAAATAAATCTGCCATTACGTTGCTCCTATAAAATATTGTGACCCGATCTGTTGCCCCCCTTGGTGTTTCAAAAACTTATTCACTCTTTCAAAATCAGACTCCGGCTTCCGGAAGGTTCCATAGAAAAACGGTAGTTTCACTGACTGTGCTACCGACTTCGCTACTTTGTAGAGTTCAAAGGCAGTACGGGTCTTGCGGTGTTTTGGGTTGACGTAACAATAGTATTCGTACAGTGCTACGTCCTTGGTGTACCAGTGGCTTTCGACTCGGAGGCCCATGTGCCCCAACAAATGGGTGCCATCGGTCGCTTTCAGGACCACATGATGCTCAATACTGTCTGATAGAAAGGCCACACACTTGGCCTCATCCATCTTGCCAAAGGGTGCCATCTCGGTGTACATGTTGCGCAGATCCGCCATCAGGGCATCGACATCGGCAAGGGTACACTTTTCAATCATCGAACCGAACCGGCCCTCCTGGTGCCACGGGTCAGGATGGAAGTGCCACTGCGCTCACGGACCTGACGCTTCGGTGCTTCCCGGTCAATCTGTAGGGATCGTTGCAACTCCGGTAACTCGCCTTCAATCTCCTGCAAGCGTGTAGAGGCTCCCGCCATTGTCGCCTGCAGCTCCTGAAGCTGTGGCTCATACTGCCGGTAGTTGGTCTGCAACTGGCTGTACTGAGCGCTCAAGGCGTTGTAGCTGTCAAGGTTGGCCTGGGTCTTGTTCGCCTGAAAAGCGTCATAGGCGGCTTGTACGGTATCCTGAAAGGCCACCGCCTGGTCATAGGCGGTCTGGTAGTCCGGGTAGAGTTTCTGATACGCTTCCTGTGCGGAGCGTCCCGATTCCTGCAGTTGCTGAAACTCACGCTGACGCTGGCCGAGCGTGGCTTTGGGGTTGAAGTCAATTGAGCGGGCCATAGCTTTCCGGGGTGGGGTGTTTGACCCAGAAGTCAAAGGGGTCGAAGGTGCCGTCTGAGAGACTGCCCACGGCTACAGAAGGTCTGGGCTGGAAACTGTTTGTGATGGCGTATCTGAGGCTTTGTGCGGCATACCTAGTGGCACTCATCAAGTCATCGACCTTGCGCACAATCTTGCCGTCCTTGCGGTGGTACATCCGAAACTCCTGAAACCAGGTGTCGAGATGATTGAAGACCTTGAAGCGCCCCGTCTGCATCCGCGTCAGTAGCGCCATGATCCCGGGCTCGACCGCAATCCCGCCTTCCGGGTTTGTGAAGTGGCTTCCCAGAAAGCGAATCCCTGCTCGCCGGTACTGTGTTGCTAGCGCTTCGCCAGAACCCTTGTCATGGATACTACCGTCATGCGGCCAGGCTACCGGAATCCAGGGGCCTCTGTGCTTGATCGCCTCGGCGTGCTGCAACATCCCACTGCCCTTCTCCCGATAGGCGTCATAGAGATAGACCGTGTCAGTGTCCCGGTCATGAGCCAGCCAGACACAGGCCGTGGGGTGGTCAAAGCCAAAGTCAATCCCTGCAATCCGCGCCCAATGCTCTGGAATCGAAAAAGCCGGGCAACTGATGTTGTCTTCCGGTACCGGGAACACTTGCCCTGAACCGAGCATTGGGATGCCCTTGGAGCGCATCAACCGCTCATGCGGAGGCAACGCTGCCAGAATCTCTTCGCGCACCTCCAAACTTAGGTGAGGCGCATCATCCCAGGTCGCCTGAATCAACGACTGACCCGCCTTGCGCTCGTTTAAAAACATGCCCACTACGCCGGTCACGCCATTCTCTGGCGTAAAGGTCAACGCTACCGGACCTCCAGACTTTAGCGTAGAACGCAGCGCCTGGCTGTAAATCTCCTGGGGTGGCTCCTCATCCAGCCAGACATAGTCCACCGCTACCCCCATCCAGGCCGCTGGACCCGAATCGTACGACTTGAACTGTAAGCGGCTGTTGCGACCACTGACATGCTTGATCAGCGCAAAGCCAATCGCATTCGGTACGCCGGGGTTGCGCTCGGTCTTGATAATCAAGTCCCGTGGAATCGCACCGGTCCCAAAAGCATCAGGATCGCCTGACTCGCCCAACAGCTCCGCCTGCACGATGTCGCGGGTGGCGTAGTGGCTCTTGCCTGCACACCAGGCTTGAATCGGCCTCTCAAAGCGCACACCCTGCCACCAATCAGGGTAAATCCCCGTCAGGTGATAGGCCACCTCCATGGCACCAGAGTAGGTTTTGCCCGTCTTGTTACCGGCCATCAAACAGCGCTGCCGCGCCCTGTTGCCCTGATCGTCTCGCGCCTCATGAAAGCGCAACTGAAACGGGTAGGGCTCATAGAAGTCAAAGGCCCTGGTGCGCCGCGTCTCTTCGTACAAGTCCCGCAACTTCAGAACCTCATCCACCTCTTCCAGCCATTGCTGCTGAACGTAGGCGTCCGCCTCTTCGTTGCGTGTCATTTCTTTTTGGTGGGCCCGTACTTCTTGAGACAGCGCCCTGCGGCCTTACACTTCCCTGGTGACGGACACTTCGCACAAACCTTGAACGGCTTCTTGGTCATTCCTGGCATCACTTCCCCTTTCGCTTGGTACGTTTGGCAGTTTTGGCACTGTCCCTAAAGGCTTTCGCGGTCGGTGCCCCCTTCGATCCCGGCTTGCGCATACGCTCCTTGGAGCCTGCTTTGATTCGCTTCCGCTTGGCGTGTATATTCGCGTACAAGCCCTTCTTTTTCTGCATCCAACAACTCCTTGTGGCGTTTGTCTGATA